CAGGATGTATCGTCGTATTATTATACCCTGCACATGGAATGGGCGTGTCATAGGATCAACAGCAAGAGGTATAGACGACGATACTCGCCCCAAGTACTTTAACAACTACGAGAACAATTATGTTTATGGAATTGATCGTCAGGTAGACTCAGGCAAGTTTAGCATAGTCTGCGAAGGTATCATTGATGCAATGACTATAGGCGGTATTGCTACACTTACAAATCGCTGTAACGAAACGCAGGCTCAGATCATTGATACAGTGGGCAGAGAAATTGTACTAGTACCTGACAGGGATAGTGCAGGGCAGGCACTGATTGACGATGCACTGGAGTATGGTTGGAGTGTAAGTTTTCCTGATTGGGAATCAGACGTAAAAGATATCAATGCGGCGGTAGTACGCTATGGTAAACTGTACACATTAAAGAGTATTATAGACGCTAAACAAACTAGTAGGTTGAAGATAAACTTGATGAGAAAGCGATGGTAGGATTACATATTGAAGCTACTAGCAGATGTACACTTGCATGCCCGCGTTGTGAGCGTACAGTGTTTATGGAAAAGTTTGGTAAAAAGAATTTTGATATTGTAGATTTAAATATAGAGCGTTTCCAACAATTTGTTGACATGCCAATAAACACAATAGGGTTTTGCGGTAATCTGGGCGATCCAATTTATCACAGTAATTTTTTAGAACTTGTTTCTATAAGCAAAGCAATGTGTACCTCTGTGTCCATTGTTACAAATGGTAGTAGGAAAAGCAAGGACTGGTGGCAACAACTTGTTAGTATATTAGACAATACTGATACTATTACGTTTAGCATAGATGGTACACCTGAGAACTTTACTGATTATAGAATAAATGGTGATTGGGACAGTATAAAAACTGCTATAGAAGTATGTGTGGATAGTAAGGTGAAAACAATTTGGAAATATATACCTTTTAAATTTAATGAGAATGATATAGATAGTGTTAAAATTTTAAGTGAGCAACTTGGCATAGACAAATTTCATGTTGAGTACAGTGATAGGTGGTTAATCAATGATCCATTACGTCCTAGCGACGATTTAATAGGACTGAGAGATACAGTACAGCAAGAATATAAAACGAAAGGTATTAAGTCATTTAGCATAGATCCAAAATGTGTTTCTGATAAAGAACATTTCATAAGTGCTGACGGTTTTTACGCACCTTGCTGCTACAGCAAAAATTATGAATTTTGGTATAAAAGCGAATGGTGGAAAGATAAAATGAGCATACAGGATTATACTTTGAGTGAATGTATTAGTAGATTTAAAAATTTTTATGCTACAATACAAGATACAAGGCCTAATTATTGTGTGTTCAACTGTGGAAAATGCTAGATGAATATTTGGATTTCATTTTTGCCTGGATCTGCTGGCAGTATAATAGAATCTATTTTACGTACTTGTACTGACCTTAAAACTCCCAATAGCACTAAAGTTAAAATACTAGATCATACGGAAAGTCATAAAGTATATGGTGCAGTAACAGGACATGGATTTGCAAAACAATGGCACCCGACTAGTAAGGAAGCACTTTATAATCCTAGTTATGAAGTTGGTGAAGATAATATCTTTACGCCTATTGTACCAGTTTCAGACCTATTAGGCTCTGAGACTTTAGAATATATAAGAAAAACATATGATGATACCAATATGTTTTATTTAGGACCCAATACAGGCAGTGAAGAATTTGCTGCAATTACTTTGAGCAAAACCGGAATAAAAAAATATATTGAGGATCTTAGATCTGGCGGTATGAATGAAAATTACAGATGGAGTGACACCGAATTGGATAAATGGGAACTAAGAGAATATCTTAGTTTATCATGGATGCAATGGTGGATGCCTCAAATGCCAGAACAATGGGACACAGCTCAACAGTTGGGTTTTGTTTGTTATGATACAATGTATATTTTCGAAAACCTAAGAACTGTAGTTTTAGACATAATAGATCATATTGGTTGTAAAATTATAGATGGACCACTATTTGCTAAACTTACAAAAGAATGGCAGGAGGGTCAGGATCTTATTTGGCAAAAATGGGAAAACTATGTAAAATATAAAGATACTATCTGTGGCAAAGCTAGCCATGATGTACATTTGTTTGATGAAGTTGGGCTTGAGTCAATGATACAATATCAGTTACGAGAGCAGGGTATTGAGTTAAAATGCTGGAACTTAAATACATTTCCAACAAGCGGTAGGATAAAGGATTTTTATGAGTAGAGAATATACACCAGATTTACAAAAACTGTTTTTAGAAATGATGATGCAGGATGCACAGAACTATGTGCGAGTGCAGAACATCTTTAACGCAGAGAACTTTGATCGCAGTTTGCGTGACGCAGCAGAGTTTATCAAGGAGCATTCTACAAAGCATAGCACTATGCCTACGTATGAACAGTTAAACGCTGCTACACACCTGGACGCAAAGCCTATCCCAGAGATGGCAGAAGGTCATAATGATTGGTTCCTTGAAGAGTTTGAATCGTTTACCAAGCGTCAGGAACTGGAACGTGCAATTCTTAAAGCAGCGGACCTATTGGAAAAAGGCACGTATGATCCTGTAGAGAAGCTGATCAAAGACGCAGTGCAGATTAGCCTAACCAAAGATATGGGCACAGACTACTTTGATAATCCTAGAGAACGACTTATGGCACTCAAGGACAATAACGGACAGGTAAGCACAGGTTGGCCTGCACTGGATCGTAAACTGTTTGGTGGTATGAACAAGGGTGAGCTAAACATCTTTGCAGGTGGCAGTGGTAGTGGTAAGAGTTTGTTTATGCAGAACTTGGCTGTTAACTGGGTAACAGCAGGACTCAACGGTGTATACCTAACACTAGAACTTAGTGAAGGGTTGAGTGCTATGCGTATTGACAGTATGCTCACAAACGTCAGTACCAAAGAAGTATTCAAAGACTTAGACACTGTTGAGATGAAAGTTAAGATGGTGGGTAAGAAAGCAGGCAAATTTCAGATCAAGTATATGCCAGCACAGAGCACAGTAAATGATATACGTGCTTATCTCAAGGAACTGGAGATCACAAAAGGGATGCGTATTGACTTTCTATTAATTGATTATTTGGATCTGCTAATGCCAGTTAGTGCTAAAGTTAGTCCAAATGACTTGTTTGTTAAGGACAAATATGTAAGTGAAGAACTACGCAATCTAGCAAAAGAACTTAACACAATCTTTGTAACAGCATCGCAGTTGAACCGTAGTGCAGTTGAAGAGATTGAGTTTGATCACAGCCATATTAGTGGCGGCATAAGTAAAATTAACACTGCTGATAACGTGTTTGGTATCTTTACAAGTCGTGCAATGCGCGAACGTGGTCGTTATCAGATACAGCTAATGAAAACACGTAGTTCGAGTGGTGTAGGACAAAAAGTTGACCTAGGTTTTGATCTAGAGAGTTTGCGCATTTTAGATTTAGGCGAGGATGAAGACTATCAGAACTTTAAGAATCAGAGTAGTTCAATCTACGAAAAACTTAAAACAGGAAACAAAACTCCTGAAGTAGATGGAGATGCGGATGTTGCTAAAATCACTGCGAATGTCCAGAGCTCAAAACTCAAAGACATGCTAGCGAGCTTGAAGCAAAGTGACTGATAATTCCATATATTGCCCTATGATTCACGGAGGTCTTAATATTGACTTAAAACAAGGCTCCGGAATCAATATTAAACATTGTTGTTTGGATACAAGTAAACTTATTCAAACTAATGATATTTGGGCAAAAAAGAACTTTGAAGTAATTAGACAAAAAAACGATAGCGGTCAGTGGTTAGATAGCTGTGGGACTTGCCAAGCAAATGAACGTGCCGGATTAGTTAGTTTTAGACAAGGAATGTTAGAACAGTTTGGTATACAAAGAAACATATCTGGCCCGTTACGTTTGGATTTAATGTTTAATACCAGTTGCAATCTAGCATGTCGTAGTTGCGGCCCTCATAGCAGCACATTTTGGCAAAAGCATTTAAAAGACAACAATGCAATCTCTGAGATGGACCCAAAGCCTGATCGTGTTGAAGAGCTGATTGCAATACTTGAGACTCTAGATTTATCTAATTTAAAAAATGTAGTATTTGCTGGTGGAGAGACGTTGCTTGGCGAAAGTTATTGGCAAGTTGCTGACTATCTTGTTAATAATGTACCTAATGCTGACAGTCAGCTTATACTTAGTTTTCAAACAAATGGCACACAGCCAATTGGAGAACATCATTATTCTATTGTAGAACGAGCACATCTTGTTAAACTTAATATTAGTTTAGACGGCGTTGCTGAACGCTTTGAATACCTCAGATGGCCTGCTAAATGGAATCAAGTGACTGAAAATATTCAAAAAATAGTGGAAACTGCGCCAGTCAACATGATGTTTCTAGTAGAAGAAACCCTAAGTATTTTTAACTTGTATTATCATAATGAACTAGTAGATTGGGCTAGGAATAATTTTAGTACTAATCGCTTGGGAGATATTACAAATCATACAACACATAATTGTTATGGAATTTTTAGCTTAAACTCATTAACAGCAGAATATATAAACAGTATTTCAGGAACTGATATTGTTGGGTTAGTACCAACCGATTTTGTCGAAAATTCTACACTAATTAAACAGATGATATCTAATATTCAACAGGTTGATGGTTGGAGAAAGCAGGACTGGACTAAAACATTTCCTGAAGTTGCACAATTTTATTCTAGGTACCTATCTAACCTATAGCCTTTTGCAAACCAGAGGCAACATGTTTTAGATTTGTGGCGTTTCCATACCCTGATCGTATTTGTCCAGATGTTCAACATAGTTTACCATACTATGATCACCAAAGTTATCGATCTTACCCTGCTTAAGACCTCTCCACATTCCGCGTAGTCTGTCTTTAACTAGTTGCCAACCGGTAGGATTGCGAACATTTCCCCAGGTGTTTAGATAGTGTAGTTCACCATGATGTATATAGCCCATGATTCTCAAAGGAACACGAGTAACGATATCATTGTTGTTTACCCAGCGATGATGTTTAACTGCTAGACTATCAACATACTTTTGCCAGCCAACTCTGGGACTGCCATAGGTATAAAGTTCCTCAACGTTAGGAATACCCGCATATAAGTGACAACGACTGGCCATAATAGTTGCCATTGCTGCCCCCAAACTGTGACCACAAAACCATAACTTCTGGTCAGTCTTACGAATATCCTCAAGTACCATTGGCCAGAGGTCGTCAACTTCTCCCTTGAATCCTTTGTGTACACGACTTACAGTTTCAGCCATAACAGGAATTGCTGTTAGATCTGCTTTAAGGTCATTAAATTCTTTGGGTTGTGTACCTCTGCAAGCAATAACACAGTCCTCCTTATTTTGGAACCGATATGCTTGCGCTCCATCTTTATTATAAAATTCTATTGTATTAAATCCTAGATCCGCAGCCGCTACTGATACCTCATTATCGTCTAGATAAGCAATTTGTGCTAGTTTAGCAAATAATAGACTTCGACTGCTGAAATTCAGCTCAGATATAGACATTTTGTTCCTCCTCTGTTATCTTTATTTAACTATAAATACTAGAAAACTAGATGGTAAGTCATGAAAAAACAAACACGTAGCATTCTGCAGGAACTTAACAGTATGATCACTGAACGTGATCGTAAGTACGTTATTGAAAGTAGAGGTGAAAATATTATCAATAGTGCAATCAATCTCATCAATGAGATGCGTGTACACTATAATGATCAGACTGCTGGTGAGCTAGAGCGTCGTTTAATTAATAGTATTCGTGCTCAGGATCCTAGCAAGTTTGTACGTGGCGTCAAGAGAATAGACGAGGGGAAATAAAGTGAAGATTGATGAACTAACATTGCCCAAATGGATGACCGGCAAGACCGACATCGAGCAGGCACAAGCTGAACTAGATGCACAGTTTAAGCAAGAAGTTCGCAAAGTGCCTAGCATTGCCAAAGCAACTTATGCTAATGTAGTACAAAGTATTGCGCCTCTTTTAAAAGCTAATCCCCAAGCAAATGTAGCACCAACTATTACTAAGTTAATATCCGATGCTGTAAGATTTAGGTCTTACAAGCTACGTGACTTTGCTGGTGACCCAAATAATAAACAGCAACTCATGGCATATATTACTGATGCTATTACAAAGTTTTATCAGGAAAAAGTTTATGGTTTAGTGCTAGGTGTTGATGCTAACAATGACGGCAGAGACGATACCACTGGCGCGCCTGCTCAAGATTTAGATAAACTAACACAACAGGCTAAACAACAACAGGGCCGGCCAGCACAAGCTTCACAAGCACCAGCTATAGATCCTAAATGGAAAGAAACACTTGACAAGTTAACTCCTGATCAGCTCAAACAATTAGCAGGAATGATAGCATAATGAAACTAGTTGATACATTACCCACAAATATTAGATTGTTTGAAGAACGTCAGCGCAGTAATAGACAATTACTCAATAGCGTTTGCGAAGGAATGACCAAAGAGCAACGCAGAATTGTTGAGGGTGTTTATGAATCAGCGCAGCCTTTGCTAAAGCAAATAGTTCTAACAGAAGCCCAGCTAACACAGGATCAGATCAATCAGATCTTTGGTCAAGTTGAGCAGGGCGCTAACGCAAGTGGCACAAACCGAACTGCTCTAGGCAAGAGTAAAGATGTAGTTGCGGCCGCTAATAAAATGATTAATGATGCTGGTAAATGGTTGCAGGATACCGCTC